GCGAGATAGAAAGCATCGTGCAGAACGCGATCAGCGATGCCGTTGACTTCGTTGAGAGCGAGATCAGCGAAGACCGCATCAAGGCGCAGCGCTACTACGACGGCGAGGTTGATATTGGCCACGAAGACGGGCGCAGCAAGGTTGTGGCCACAAAGGTACGGGATACCGTACGCTCCGTGAAGCCAAGCCTGATGCGGATCTTCATGTCCACCGCGAGGCCGGTAGAATTTATCCCGAAGGGGCCAGAAGACGTTGCCTTGGCCGAGCAGGCCACCAGCTACATCCAGCATGAGTTTACGCGATTAAACGGCTACCGCGTGCTAAACGACGCCTTCCAAGACGCCATGGTTAAGAAGCAGGGCATCGTAAAGGCGTATTGGCACGATTACCCCGTGGCCGAGATCTACACCTACACCGACCTGTCTGACGACGAATACACGTTTCTGATTCAAGAAGATGACGTGGAAGTTATCGAGCATACAATGGAAATGTCTATCGAGATCGACGAGATGGGCATGGACATCGAGCTTCCTGTCCATTCGGTCAAGATTAGCCGCACTGAGATGAAGGGCGAGCTGCGCATAGAAAGCATCCCGCCGGAAGAGTTTTTCGTGAACCGCGATTGCCGCTCATTTGACGACGCATATGTCGTGGCGCACCGCACAGACATGCGCGTTGGCGATCTGGTAGAGATGGGTTTCGATTTCGAGGTCATATCCAACCTGACGCCGTTTGACGGCACAAACGATATGTCTGGCGCAGAGGTGCTTGAGCGCCAAGGCTACGAGGAAGACTTGTCAGACGAAGACGAGCTAGACCCGTCCATGAAGCTCGTCGGCATCACGGAAGCCTACATGCGCATGGATGTGGACGGAACCGGCGTGCCGGTGCTGTACAAGTTTCTCTGCGGCGGCACATCATATGAGCTGCTAGACTTCATGCCGTGCGACGAGATCCCGTTTGCCAAGTTTGAGATCGACCCAGAGCCACACAGCTGGTACGGACACAGTCTGTCTGAGTTGGTGGAAAATGACCAAGACGCCGCGACGTCTATTCTGCGCGGCATCTTGGATAACGTGGCGATGACCAACAACCCACGCATTGGGATCGTAGACGGCGCTGTAAATATCGACGATGTGCTGAATAACGAGATCGGGTCACTTGTGCGGATGCGCCAAGCCGGATCTGTGCAGGATCTGAGCGTGCCATTTGTTGCGGGTCAGACGCTATCTGCGCTGGCATATATGGATCAGCTAACAGAGCAGAAGACGGGCGTCACAAGCGCCTCTGTGGGGCTTAATCCTGACGCGCTGCAGTCTACCACCAAGGCAGCCGTTCAGGCGTCTGTGCAGGCCGCTGCGGGCCAGACAGAGGTGATGGTGCGTAACTTGGCTGACGGCCTGCGTGACCTGTTTGGCGTCATGCTGCGCCTGATGAATAAGAATATGGACGAGGAGGTGATGATGCGGATGAACGGGCAGTATATCCCCGTCGATCCGCGCGTCTGGGATACGTCTATGGATATCAGTATCAACGTCGGGCTTGGCACTGGCCGCGAAGAAGAGAAGCAGATGGCATTGCAGCAGGCGTTGCAGATGCAGCAGATGGTTTACCAGCAATATGGCCCCATGAACGGCTTGGTATCGCTGACCAATATCCGCAACACGCTGGCAGACCAGTTGGCCATTGCAGGCGTGCGCAATGCCGACCGCTACTTCGCGCCAATTACGCCGGAAATCGAGATGCAGATGCTGCAGATGCAGCAGCAACAGCAGGCTATGATGGCGCAGCAGGGTCAGGCGCAAGATCCAAACGCCGCATTCCTGCAGGCCGAGCAGATCAAGGCGCAGGGCAAGATGCAGTCTGACATGATGAAGCTGCAGCTTGATGCGCAGAAGGCAGCCGCAGATGATGATCTGAAGCGTGACCAGATGGCTCAGGATCTTATGGTAGACGCCGCTAAAATATATGGCCAATACGGAACCGCAGTGGATACGGCTCGCATCAAGGCAGAGCAGGATAAAGTTCGCATGATTGGCGGCATGGCTCAGGGTACGCCACAGTGAGCGCCGACATCCGCATACAAGCCGACGACGCAAAGCGGCTAAAGAATGACACGGCGTTTCAGACGTTCGTGGACGATGTTCGTGAAGAGCAAATGCGCATCTTCGCTAACAGCGCAGCCTCTGACATAGAGATGCGCGAGGAGGCGCACGCAATATTGCGTGCGTTAAACAAGATCGGTGACACGCTCGACGCTGCGATTGCAGCAGAGGTCATTTTAGATCGCAAACAGAGGAACTAGCACCGTGGAAGCGACTAGCCTAGATAATGCCGTAGAGGCAATGTTGGCCCCAGAGCCAAGTGAAGAAAATCAAAGCGAAGCAGTTGAAGTAACTGAAACGCCAACTCAAGACGTTGAGAGCGAAGCAGTTGAAGATGTTGCCGAGGGCGATGATGACGTCGAGGCATCCGGCGAAGACATAGAAGACGCAGAATATGTCGAAGATGACCAAATTGATGACGACGACCTAGTAGAGGCGGCTGAAGACACCAATCTCATCCCCGTTAAAATTAACGGCAAAGAAGAGCGTTGGACACTGGATCAGTTAAAGCAATCTGCGGCGGGTCAGGGTTACATCAATCAAAAAATGCAGGAAAATGCTGCCTTGGAAAAGCAATACAAGGAGCAGGCTCAGGCATTGGCCCAACAGCAGCAACAAGTCTTGGCTATGTATCAACAAGCCCAGCAAGGTGGTCTGCAAGCCCCAACCCCACCGTCGAAAGAGCTTTTCGACCAAGATCCAATCGGATACATGGAAGCGAAGCTCACATATGACGAGGCAAAGGCCGCGCACGACCAGCAATTGTACCAGTTGCAGGGAATGCAGCAGCAGCAAGCGCAGCAACAGCAAGCGGCTAGACAAGCCTACCTTGCCGAGCAAGCGGAGGTGCTGAAACAGTATATCCCTGAAATCGCAGATCCCAAGAAGGGCGAAATGCTCAAGACTGAGATCATGGACACAGGCATCCACTACGGCTTCACGCCGGAGGAGATGGCTGGCGTATCCGATGCGAGATATGTGCGGGCGTTAAACGACGCGCGCAAGTATCGGCAACTGGTTGCCAATAGGAAGAAGTCACAGTCAAAAGCTGATGGCGTTCGACCCGTTGTCAAAGCTGGTGCAAAGAAACGCCCAGACGGACAAGCTGCTACCCGTAAAAAAGCGCAACAGCGCTTGCAGAAGACAGGCTCAATCGACGACGCATTGAGCTTGATGTTAAAAAGCTAAGTCTTGAAAGGACGAGAAAATGGCACAGCCGACCAATACATTCGACACATATGATGCCGTGGGCATCCGTGAAGATTTGTCAGATGTAATCTACAATGTAGACCCATCTGAAACACCGTTTTACAGCAAGTCTGCTAAAACAAAAGCCAAGAACACTCTGGTTGAGTGGCAAACACAAGCGTTGCGCGCATCTGCGGTAAACGCTCACATTGAAGGCGACGCAACAACTGCTGATGCCGTCACCCCGACTGTACGCCTCGGCGCACGCACACAGATTTTTAAGAACGCTGTAGTCGTGTCAGACACCGATGAATCAGTCTCCAATGCAGGCCGCGCGAAGGAGTTGGCATACCAAACCTTACTCATTGCTAAAGAGCAAAAATTAGACATCGAAAAGGCGTTGTTTGCCAACCAAGGTAACGTAGTAGGGTCAAACACTGCTGCGCGTAAAACTGGTGGTGTACCATCATGGTTGATTACTAACGTAAACTTCCAGTCTGGTAATTCTGGTGCAAACCCAACTGGCGACGGCTCAGACGCGCGTACAGACGACGGCACTCCAACTGCATTCTCGCAGGCCAAGTTTGACGACGTTATGCAGTCAATCTGGGAAGAAGGCGGCAAGCCAGATACAGTGTATCTGTCAGCCTTCCAGATGAATGTTGCTTTGGGCTTCACTGGTAACAACAACCAGCGTTCAGCGGTACAAGCCGGTGACGAGACTGTTGTAAAATCACTGGCAGTATACGTGACTCCGTGGGGTACAGTACAGTTTATGCCCTCGAGGGAGAACCGTAGCCGTGACGTGTTCGTGCTGCAAGACAACATGTGGGAATGCGCAGTATTGCGTGGCACCAAAAATGTTGCCTTGGCCAAAAATGGCGACAACACCACACGTCAGGTGACTACAGAGCTGGCGCTTTGCTCGAAAAACGAGAAGGCCAACGGCGCAATTTACGACAACACCACATCGTAATATACTACAAGAGGGGGCGGCTTCACGCCCCCTCTGCTTAACGAGGGATCGACATGAAAAAAGTTTTAGTTGTAGGCCACAAGGTACACACGTCAATCGGCAAGCTGGTCAAAGGCGACAACGCCGAACTGCCAAACGCAGAGGTTGAAACGCTAATGCGCGTTCGCCCAGACGCACTGAAAGTGCTTGGCGATGTTGAGCCAGCGCCTGCACCCGCACCAACGAAACGCGCCAAGAAGAAATAAGACATGGCGAAGGTTTCGGAAAATATCGACTTTGAGCATGACCACATGGTCATCAAGCAGCGTCACGACGTCAGCCAGTCGCTGAGAGACGCGCAGGCAGCGAAAGACGCTGGCATAGGCATGTCAGGCGAAAACCGGCTTGTGGGCTTCGTGGACGGCGCTGTGCTTGGCGCATGGCTCAAGGAGGCCGGTGTATCATGGTCTGACACAGAGGCGGCCAAGGAAGTCGTCAAGCGTAAGATGATGTCAGGCGAGTTCGCCAAGATGCGCGTCTGGGAAGGGTCTTACTGATGGACGCTGACTTGCTTTGGACAACGGCACTTACTGCCGGAATGGGCCTGATCGGCTGGGTATTGAAGAGCGCTGTGGACGAGATGCAGCGCCTCAATATTCTGCTGAACAAGACCCGCGAAGAAATGGCCAAGGATTACGTTACCAAGGCAGACAGCAGCGCCGTCATGGGCCAGATCGTGGCGCGCTTTGATCGCATCGAAGAGAAAATAGACCGCCTGATGGAAAGATGATCTGCTCGCTCGCCAGCGTAGCCGTTGGCGTGCTTGCATACGGGCAGCTTTACACAGCGTGTATATACAGATGCCCATACCCATCCTTCTGGTATCATTACCCGTATGTTATAAGGGTGGAGTATAATAGTGGATGCCCGCGTTCTGCCGACGTGGGTAGAGATGCCAAATGATAGACCCTGCAACCGCAATCATGGCCGCTGGCGCTGCGTTTAACGCAATTAAGAAGGGTTGCCAGATCGGGCGTGATCTGGAGGGCATGGCAGGCGATCTGGGGCGCTGGTCTAAGGCGATCAGCGACTTCGACTTTGCAGCGAAGCGCGTAGAAAACCCAAAATGGTATCAGAGCTTCGGCAGCGTAGAGCAGCAGGCAATGGATCTGTTCGTGCAGAAGAAGCAGCGCGAGAATATGCGCGACGAGCTGCGCAAGATGATTAGTGAAACACTTGGCCCGTCTGCATGGCAGGAGCTGATACGCATGGAAAACGAAATCCGGCAAAAGCAGAAGGACGCGCAGTATAAACGCATTGAGCGTAAGGAGACGATCATCGCGTGGGCAGCTGGCTTGCTGCTGTTCCTGATTTGCGTTGGCGCGCTGTTTGGGTTTGTCTGGGTCGCGGTGCGGCGGTGATGGCAGACGGCGTGTCAGGCATAGGATCGGCACCGTTCAACGTTCAGTCGGACATACACCAGCAATCGCAGACGCGTGAGCGTATAGAAGCGCATCTAACGGAGCAGAGGGTAGCCAAGGAGCATAGGGCCAACCACGCGCATCTGGACGCGCTCAGGGAGCAGAAGTTGGACTTAGGCAAGGCTTATGATAGGTTCGGCACCAAGACCAATGCTGACAGGCCGCAAGGCACAAACATCAACATAGAGGTGTAAGATGGAAAAGCTTTTGGAATATAAGATCATGCCGCGTCTGATGATGCTGGTAATGACGGTGATGTATATACGCGTGATTGAGTGGTTTATGAACTTGTCAGCAGCTGACATGACATCGCAAGCCACTGCGCTCACGGCAACTGTGACAGGTGCCATGACAGGTGCTTTTGCCGTGTGGCTGGGGTCTGAGAAATGAGCATTTTGAGCGCTTTGATCGGGCCTGCAACGGATCTCGCTGGTAAGTTTATCCAAGACAAAGATGCCGCCGCCAAGATGGCACACGAGCTGGCCACGCTTGCCGATAAGCAGGCCCAGCAGGCCATGCTTTCGCAGATAGAGGTCAACAAAGCCGAGGCAGCCGGAAACTGGTTCGCGGCGAGCTGGCGTCCGCTTTGCGGCTATGTGTGCGTTCTGGGGCTGGCGGTAAACTTCCTGATCTCGCCAATAGCTGCGGGGTTTGGGTTCATGGTTCCGCAAGCCGACATGGGCGTGATGATGCCAGTGTTGACGGGTATGCTCGGATTGGCGGGCATGAGATCATATGAAAAGGTTAAAAGGGTAGCGAAATGAGCGTTGCACTGAAGCTGCTGCAGGAAAAGGTTGGCGTTGAGCCAGATGGCGCATACGGGCCGAATACGGCGCGTGCAATCACCAAGCACTACGGGCTTGACCGCGTTAAGGCTGCGCACCTTCTGGGGCAGGCGGGTCACGAAAGCGGCGGGTTCAAGTTGACACGCGAAAACTTAAACTATTCTGTGGAAGCCATGATGCGCGTCTGGCCGTCACGCTTCCCCGACGAGGATAGCGCCAAGCCATACGCCCGCAACGGCGCTAAGCTTGCTGGCAAGGTATATGTCGGGCGCATGGGCAATGAAACGCCGGAAGACGCCGCCAACTTTATCGGACGCGGATTCCTGCAGCTTACCGGCAAAGACAACTATAAATCGTTTGCGCATGACATGCGTTTGCCGGAAGTGCTGACAGATCCGTCGCTGGTCGAGGAAGACTACGCCTTTGAAACGGCCATGTGGTTCTTCGATAAAAACGGCCTCTTCAATATCGCTGCTGGCGGCGTCAATGACGAAACGATCAAGCTTATCACCAAGCGCGTCAACGGCGGGTATCATGGTCTGGATGATCGAGCAAAGCGCACACGCCAAGCATTTAACTGGCTAACTTAGCATCGCCTCAATGCTGTCATCCATGGCCTGCGGTGTAAACTCGGCGGGCTTTATGCGTACCGTCTTACCGCGAGGCGCGGTGCGCAGTATAAACAATCGTATATCCATGGCCACATACGCAAATATTTGCGCATCGCCGTGTGAGCGTGTGAACACGTAGTGCGCCTCGCGGTAGCGCTCTTGGCGTGGCTCAAGGGTCGCCTTGACTTGCATGGTCAACAGCTCACCGCTGGCCGACTTAACCCATAGGTCGTCGTCCTGCATATCTACCCGATGGCAGCGTATCCCGCGCTGCTCAAGCTCGGCTGCGACGAGAAACTCGCCAGCACGTCCGACGTTGATGCTGTTGGCCACGCGCGCAACATACTGCATTTAAACGATTTTATATAGAGGCGAAAAAAAGTTTCCGATGGGTGCATTTTTTGCTTGCGATATGCTGTGGTAACTGTATGTTAACAATATAAGCAACGGAGGAAATCATGGCTACTTTCAATATCAACACAATCGACGGCAAAATGTCTGGTCAGTTCAATGCGCCCAGCGCACGCGAAGCTGGCTTGGCCGCGATGAACCAGTGGAAGCCAACCGTTGCTTTGGAAGTACAGCGCGTTCAGTCTGGCCCTAAGCCAACAAAAGCGCGCAAGCAATATCAGTGCGACTGCTGTGGCACAGATATCAGCAAGGGCGACAATTACTTCAAGGTGTCTCGCTCAATCGGAAACCCAAACAAAAACACATATGATGGCGTCGGCATCACCCATCATGGCTTCCGCTACACAGCGCAAGTTTGTGTCAACTGCAAATAGTAAATCGGAGAAACCATAATGAACCTTACGCATACACATGAATTTTTAATCACGCACATCACCGACAGCGGCACAGGCTTTGCGGTGCGCACCGACAACGGCGAAAGCGTGCACATCTCGCCGCGTCTGCTCCAGCAGGCGCACGCAAACCTCGACGACATCTGCACCGGCATCATCGTGCAGAACGCGGTCGAAGATCAGCGCGAGCGCACGCCGTGGGTCGCCGCCTACGTTCAGGAAAGACGCGCTGCGCGTGACGTGCTGGGCTTGGCGACTGACGTGCCAGCAGAGGCCGTACAAGCTCCCACGGAGGAGCCTAAGCCGATTGACTGGGCCGACGTCCAGCGCAAGATCATTGCGATGCTGCAGAGCGACGACGTGACCTACTGCGAGACGGCAGACATTGCTGACGTCGTTGGCGTTGAGCCGCGCAAGCTTTCACAGCATCTCGAAAACATGCATTCACGCGGCGAGATATGCCGAGCGCATGTAAACCAGCGCGCAAACCAGCAGCGCGCAACCTTGGTGCTGTGGAGCATCAACGCGGATGTGTACAAATGATCTGCGCGACCTGCGACGGAACCGGCTTCATCGAGCTGCCGCGTTTCGTCGATACGCCGGACAGCGACGCGTGGACAACGGTGCGCTGCCCAGAATGTCAGGACGAAGACGACTTCGACTGGCGCAACGAGGAGGAGGAAGAGTAATGACTAAGCAAGAAAATATTATTTCGATTGTATCCGAGGCCGTAGAAAAGGCTTGGGAGGGATCTGCCAGCGCAAAGGAAGCATCAGAGAAATATCTGGTCATGCTTCAGCAAGACGATGTTTTGCGCGAAGAGGCTACACGCCGCCATTTGGAGCGCATTGCATATTTGGATGTTGTTGCGCAGCCCAGAGGCTACCGCGCGCGATTTAAGCGTGCAGCGCATCAAACTGTTCTAAGCAAGGGCGAGACGTCAACGCCAGCCGTGTCGCTAAAGAACATGGCACCCGCATATGCCAAGGATATGTTTGAGCGTTGGCTGTTGCCGAATACCGGCATCTGCTTGGGCGATGCGACGAGCGAGGATCTTGAGCAGGCGATTATGCACGAGACATTCCGCAGCAAGCACCATGAGGGTCAGCGCAGCTTCTATTCTGCCATCAAGGCCCGCGTCACTGATGATAAAGTCGTCAGAGATGTTTGGAATATCAGCGAAGTCAAAGCTGAGTATGAGCAGGCTTTGGTAGAATAATGTTTAACAGGGGGCCAAGTATCGATCGCAGCAATGCCATGCATAGTACGCCCCCACCTTACGACAGGGGGCCATGGGAACTGCGCAGAAATGCCAAAGTCGCACCGCCCCCGCTTTATTTTGGTGCCACCTCAAGGCCGCAGAAATGCCATCTCTTGGTCGCGCCAATGGGAAGGGTCACAAAGACCACGCAGCAATGCCGCTCAGCCGTCACCCTTCCCAACCATTTAACAGGGGGTCATCTAAAGCATGCAGGAATGCCGCCGATCATGCGCCCCCGCCCTACAACAGGGAGCCAAATTTTCTACGCAGAAATGCCAAGAAGCCCGCGCTCCCGCTTTATTTGGTGCCAGCCGCCACCCGCAGAAATGCCAACTCGAAGGCGCACCAACAACCAGAGGCCAGCGAGATTACGCAGAAATGCCACCAATCCATCGCCTCGCATAAAACAAGGAGATCCATTATGGATAAACGTTACGAAGACCCAACCATTGCCAAGATATATCTGACTTGGCGCAACAGGCAGAACATGGTTCGCGCTGAAGCAAAGCTCGTTTTGCAGATTAAAGCAATCTGCCGCAGCTTTCGTGACGGCGACATCAAGGAAGCCAATAAGCTATTTGCTCAACTAAAAAGGGGCGAAGGCACAATGGATGAATACGCCTCAACAAAGCCACTATTTGAGGCAAGGCAGCCGCTCTTAGAAAGCCGCGCCGAGTTTGAGAAGTGGCTTGTCGGTTTGGCAAAGGAGCTGCCAGTATCAACGTTTGTCGATAAGGTAAAAGGCTTTGGCCATTTGGGCTTGGCTGGCATTGTCGGCGAGGTGGGCGACTTTATGGAATACGAAAAGGAGCTTGACGGCATATATAAGCGCGCTGGGCTTGCCGTGATAGATGGCCAGAGGCAGCGCAAGTGCAGCAATGCGGAGATGGCATTGGCGCATGGATATAGCCCGTCACGTCATTCGGTATTCTGGACGATTGGCGACAGCCTGCTCAAGAGCCAAGGCAAAGAAGAAAACGCTGGCCCATATCGCAGGATATATGACACGCGCAAAACGCTTGAGCGCGAGCGTGTAGATAGCGATGGCCACGCACATAATCGTGCAATGCGATACATGACAAAGAAGCTGGTGCGTGATTTATTTGTAGAATGGAAAGCAGCATGACTAAGTGGACACAAGACATCATCATCGCCGCAGCGATTGCCGCGTCGGTGCTGGGCTGGATCGGCGCTGTAAGCATGGGGTGGATGTGATGACCCTAGCTGAACCCGTCTTCATGGCATTCGCCGTCTTTTCATCCGTAGACGAGTGCAAAGCGTTTGCGAAATATTACGACTTAGCGCGGATCTTTGAACCGCAATGCGTCGAGATGGGCGGCGAGGCAGACTACCGCCGCCCGTTTCCCGACGTCAGACCACAGCCACGGCCAACACAGGAGAACGAAAATGGCTAAATGGGATCTATCGAAATTGGAAAACAGCGCCAGCGTTGGCGCGCATATCGACGAGGATAGCAGCACGCCGACGCAGCCAACGCCGCAGATGCTGGTCATGTCGATCAGGCGCAAGGCAGACATCATGCGTATGGACGCGGGGCGTGGCCCCGAGCGCCTGACGATCAAGCAGCGCGCTGAGGAAATCATGGCGCTCTGCGAGATTCTGGAGAAGCGGCTGTGAGCAAGCATTCCCTGAAATCCAAGCGCAGGCATCCTGACGCGATTCGTGAGCGCTTTGAGGTGGGCCACATAACGTTTGAAATCTGCGACCACCCAGAAGACGGCAGGACGTTTGCGCTGATCGCCGGCCAAGCGTTGGAAGCAAAAGACCGTCGCCCGCTGTTCACTGGCTACGTCAATAAGGGCATGGCCACACAGCTTCGCAAGCTGGCACACCGATTCGATGAAATGGAGGAAAAGCTATGAGCGCGCTACGATATGGCAGCGTTTGCTCTGGCGTAGAGGCCGCAACCGTCGCATGGCACCCGCTTGGCTGGGAGCCGCAATGGTTTAGCGAAATTGAGAAGTTTCCAAGCGCAGTGCTTGCGCATCACTACCCAAATACGCCAAACTTAGGCGACATGACAGCTTTTAAGGAGTGGCCCAATGACCCAATCGACGTTCTTGTTGGGGGAACCCCCTGCCAAAGCTTCTCAGTCGCTGGACTTCGCAAAGGACTTAGTGACCCACGCGGAAACCTCATGCTCACCTATCTTGCCATTGCTGCACAATATCAGCCCAAGTGGTTGGTTTGGGAGAACGTCCCCGGCGTCTTGTCTAGCAACAGAGGACGGGATTTTGGAACCTTTCTCGGGGCGCTGGCAGAACTCGGGTATGGGTTCGCCTACAGAGTGCTTGACGCTCAATACTTCGGAGTGGCCCAACGGCGCAAGCGTGTGTTCGTTGTCGGATATCTTGGAGACTGGAAACGTGCCGCAGCGGTTCTTTTTGAGCGCGAAAGCCTGTCAGGGCATCCTGCGCCGAGCCGAGAAACGGGGCAAAAAGTTGCCCCAACAGTTACACAAGGCGCTCCATTCAGTCGCACAGGGAACGACAGAGTAGAGGCAGAGGCATATGTGCCGGATGGGCCAGCAAAATGCTTAACTTCTGGGGTTGGGCAGAGATACGACTTTGAAACGGAAAACTTCCCCATAGCCTTCGGCGCACAGAACAGCGCGAGGCAAGGCGACAGCGTGTCAGAGACAAGCAATATGCTGCCTGTCACCACTGGTTCGCTTTGCGCCAGAACGGGTCAATCTATTAGCGTGCAAGATGCGGCGCAGTCACACTTGCTGCCCATAGCATTCGGCGCACAAAACAGCGCAAGTCAAGGCGACAGCGTGTCAGAGCATGTCACGCCCACGCTGGACAAGAGCAAGACGCCAGCGGTGGCAACGCATTCGGTCGCTGGAACAATGCTTTCAAGAAATACATCTGGCGGTTTTAGCAATAGTATTGACCACGCGGCGGCTGGATATATGGCCATGCAAGATATGCAAGTACGCCGCTTAACGCCAACCGAATGCGAGCGCTTGCAAGGCTTTCCCGACAGCTACACGCAAATCCCATATCGCAACAAGCCAGCAGAAAGCTGCCCTGATGGCCCTCGCTACAAAGCTATGGGCAACTCTATGGCTGTGCCTGTCATGCGCTGGATTGGCGAGCGGATCAACATGGTAAACAGCATTGGAGAAAAGCTATGACGGAACACATGACACCGCTGGAGCGTTGGAAGGAGCTGGCGATCATCGAGAACGCGCGCATGAAGCGCAGGCTCATTGGCCGCGATGACATGCACGCATATGCACATAAGCCGTGGCCGCTGGAGAAGCTGCGCAAGGAGATCAAGCGCTGCCTGTCAAAGCACAACGAGCTGTCTGTGGGCGACTTGTGCAGCATGATCGAGCAAGACGCCGTGCATATCGACATTGGCCTGAAGACCATGCGGGAGCGGCGCACAATCGTGAAGACGTCGTTCATCGAGGGCCAGCAACTGTACCGCCTGCGCACGCAGGAAGAGTTCGCGTTTTAAGCGAAAAAGGTTTGCGGAAAGCTATTTTTACTTTTTCGCAAACTATTTTGCCTGTGGGGGTTGCAATCTTCTGATGTTAACATTACGTTAACAGTATAACAAATGGAGGTACTACCAAATGACTAACTCAGTTTCAAAAACAATCAGCACCACAAACAACTTGGGCCAAAAATCACCTTTAACTTTTCGCGCAGTATCTGGCACCGGCGACAAGGCAGACTTCTGGGTTGTTACCGTTAGCATGAAGAACCAGCCAAACGCCGAAAGATCAATCAAGCGCAAGTCTGATTTTCCAACCGCCATATCAGCTCTTGAGAGCTTTGCAACTTGGTGCGGAGTGGGCACAGAGTTTAAAGATCACATCGCAAACGAAGTTTTGCAGCAAGTGATTTCAAGCTAAGCAACGGGGGCTACGGCCCCCTCTTGCACAATGTTAACGCGGCGTTATAGTAGCCGGATCAACGGAGGTAATTATGAACACTGAGATGAAACAGCTTGGCTCGCGGATCGACGCCAAGGTATTCGAGGCGCTGCGTGACTTGTCCAAGGAGAAGCGCATAAGCATGGC